ATTTTATAAGCGTCTTGGCACATTGATGCACTTTGAAGAATGTGGAAACTCTATTGGTGCTCAAGGCTTTCATTTTGACAACACAATATCTCCAATTCTTATCAATTGCGCCGCTGACGCATTAACCCCAGATGCGTCAACACCGGGGTTTTCCGCCAATTTTTTTACAGATGCCAATTCCGTAAGCATTCTTGGTTGGGATGCTGAGGCTGCAACAATTTCAGGTAACGATTACAGTTACATGAGATTTACAAGAACTTACGGAACAATTACAGGTTTCACAGGTCTTGAAAACACACTTAATTGCGCCGTTGGTGAATTTGTGACGTGGTTCTTTTTTGATAATAATTCCAACGTCACAGTAAGCGCATTTAACCGAAAATTTAATTCGTCTTCAGTTTATCAATTTGTGGGTTCTGCTGGCGATGTTGCAACTGTGCGTAGTACAGGGAATAGCAGATGCACATTAATAAACAGTGATGTGAGATCACCGTCAAGTGGAACACCTACAAATAGATATTCTGTTTATTCTATTGGTGGATTTGCAACTGTCATTGACTGCATATTTGACAATCAGAATGAAATCACCACTAGAATTGTTGACGGCAACGTGATTACGAATGCTTTGACGGCATCAACTCAAATTGGTTTCACCGGAAGTCAATATATGTACAGTGGAATTGCAATTCCAGTATCGGGTTCATTTAATCGCGGGGATATTGTTTTAAATGCAACGCCTTCTGCTGGTGGTACACCCGGATGGGTTTGTGTTACCAGCGGTACGCCGGGTACGTGGAAAGCAATGGCAAACTTAGCCGCATAACTGTACTGGTATAACCCATTAGCCTTTACCAATTGATTGAAATGTAATGAACACCATCCTCCAGCGCCTCAAATCAAAGACCTACTGGGTAGCAATACTCGGTGCTCTATTAACAGCCGTGGAGGTCAACAGCGGCTTTCTCGGTTCGTTCATACCGATGCCCTATCGCAATTACGTCATTCTGCTGTGGCCTGTTTTAATGGTCTTGCTGCGGGAAGTAACTACTTCTGCTTTGGCAGATAAATGATTAAACCCGCATCAGGCTTAATCCTGTTCTTCATGAACTTTTGCAAGTTCAGAGGTTGGACTTCATTCTGGGGAGACATCTATGTTTTGCCCGGTCTGGAGTTCAACAAGATTTTGATTGCACATGAGTCAGAGCATCTACGTCAGATCAAGGAAGATGGGATACCATTGTTTACGGTCAAGTATCTTTATTGGCTGTGTCGATATGGGTATCTCAAGAATCCGTATGAGATACAAGCCCGTAAAGCTGCTGGTCAACAGATATAACTTAGTCATATAATCAAACAAACCGTACCAGCGAGGTTCACTGGGGAATCGAAGGATTCAAAATGTCAGAAGAAGTATTAGCGGAGTCACTACCCGTGCCGACATCGGATGAGACGGCCTCAACTGAAGTTGTAGTTACAACGCCGGAAACGCCAGAAACAGCGCCCAAGTCATTCTCGCAAGAGGAACTTGATGCTGCCATAGGTAAACGCCTTGCTAGAGAGCAACGCAAATGGGAACGAGAACGTCAAGTTGCACCCGCAACACCTGTGGATATTCCACCTGTAGATCAGTTTGATTCCGTTGAGGCTTACGCCGAAGCACGGGCTGTCAAGTTAATCGAACAGCGTGAGCGTCAACGGCAACAAAGCGACATTCTTGAAAACTATCACGAGAAGGAGGAGGAAGCCCGTGGCAAGTATGATGACTTTGAACAAGTCGCTTACAACCCAAAGCTGACTATTACTAACGTGATGGCTGAGACGATCCAGAACTCTGATGTTGGGCCTGATGTAGCTTACTACCTCGGAACCAATCCCAAAGAAGCAGATCGAATTGCCCGTTTGACACCTTACTCGCAGGCAAAAGAGATTGGGAAGATCGAAGCTAAATTAGCTGACAATCCCCCAGTGAAGAAAACGTCCAATGCTTCTGCGCCTATTGCGCCTGTTACTGCCCGTGGAGCCAGTGGTGCAGCTTTCGATACAACTGATCCTCGTTCAACGAAGACCATGAGTACGTCAGACTGGATTGCTGCTGATCGTGCGCGACAGATGAAAAAGCTAGAAGCACAACGTAACCGCTAGTTTTATACTTCTTTAAGGAACATTTATGTCCAATTCGATCCTAACCATTGACATGATTACCCGCAAATCGCTGGAAATCTTGGAAAACAACCTCGTGCTTACACGCAACGTAAACCGTCAGTATGATGACAGTTTCGCTGTTGAAGGCGCTAAAATCGGTTCTACGCTGCGTATTCGCTTGCCTGACCGTGCTCTCGTTACTGATGGCGCTGCTCTGCAAGTGCAAGATGACAACGAACAGTACACCACTTTGTCGGTGTCCAACCAAAAGCATATCGGTGTCAACTTCAGCTCTGCTGAACTGACCATGCAATTGGATGACTTCGCAGAACGTGTGCTCAAGCCTCGTATCAGCCAGTTGGCCTCCAGCATTGATGCTGACGTTGCCAATGCTTACAAGAGCATTTACCAATCTGTTGGTACTCCCGGTCAGACTCCTTCGACATCTTTGGTTCTGTTGCAAGCGCAACAAAAACTGAACGAGTCGGCTGCTGGTATGTCTCCACGTTACGCTACCGTCAACCCTGCTGCTAACGCTGGCTTGGTCGAAGGTATGAAGGGTCTGTTCAATCCAACAGACACTATCAGCAAGCAGTTCCGTAACGGCATGATGGGCACTGGTGTTCTGGGCTTTGACGAGATCAATATGTCTCAGTCGATCAAGCAACACACCACTGGTTCACGCGATGCTTCCGCTGCCACCACTGTGACCGCTACCATCACTTCGCAAGGTTCCGTTACTCTTGGCTTGACTCAAGCCTCTGTGACTACAACCATTAAAGCTGGTGACGTGTTCACTGTTGCTGATTGCTACGCAGTCAACCCACAGACCCGCGAAACCACTGGTTCGTTGCAACAATTCACCGCTGTGGCTGACGCTACCGCTGTGGCTGGTGCATGGACTGTTACTGTGTCTCCTGCTATGTACACCGCTGCTCACGCACTGGCTACCATCGACAGTTTCCCTGTTGCTGGCAAGACTGTTACGTTCCTCGGCGCTGCCTCCAGCCAGTTCGCACAGAACTTGGTTTACCACAAAGATGCGATCACTTTCGCTACTGCTGACTTGTTGCTGCCTCAAGGCGTTGACATGGCTTCACGTCAAGTGCATAACGGTATCTCGTTGCGTATCGTGCGTCAGTACGACATCAACAATGACCGTATGCCTTGCCGTATTGACGTGCTCTATGGCTACAGCGCGATCCGTCCAGCAATGGCGGCTCGTATCTGGGGTTAATTGAAATGGGGCTTCGGCCCCTTTCTTCGTTTCACATTTAAAAGGAATTTATCATGGCTATCCCTAATGGTTCTGGTGGTTATCAAGTCGGTGACGGTAATTTGTCTGAAGTTCAACTCAACGTGCAAGCTACTCCAGTCGCCAAGACTGCTGCTGCTGTATTGACCGCTGCTGAACTCACAAACGGTATCGTGACTTACTCTGGCGCAGTTGCCAACATCACCCTGCCTACAGTTGCCTTGACTGAAGCTCTGGTTTCCAGCGCCAAAGTGAACAGCTCGTTTGACTTCAGCATCCTCAACATTGGCGGCACAAACACCGCTACCGTTGTTGCTGGTACAGGTTGGACTTTGGTTGGTGTTGTTACTGTGTTGGCATTGGTGTCATCCACATGGCGTGCAGTCAAAACAGGCGATGGCGCTTGGTCTGCTTACCGCTTGGCGTAATTGAACAGGGGGCTTCGGCCCCCTTTCCATCAAATGAACATTTACTTAAAACACCCTCGATTCGGCACTAAGGTTGCCACAATGGAACTTGAAGCCATTTATGATGAGAAACTTGGTTGGGTGCGTTATACTGTCGACACGCCTTCTGATGAACCAGTCGAGGTGGCTCCTGTAAACGCATTGGAAGTAAAGCGCAAATACACACGCAAGGTCGTGACCGAAGGAGTTTAATCATGGCAGTTTCAGCAGGCGACCAGATCAATGGCGCGTTACGCCTCATCGGTATGTTGGCTGAAGGGGAAATTCCCTCTGCCGAGACTTCTCAGGATGCGCTTACCGCCCTGAATCAGATGATTGATTCGTGGTCAACTGAGCGTCTGTCCGTCTTCTCCACTCAAGATCAAACGTACATCTGGCCTGCTGGTGTCCTGACCCAGACCATTGGCCCCACAGGTACGTTTCCCGGCAATCGTCCAGTCTTGTTTGATGACTCAACGTACTACCGCGATCCCGGTACAAACGTGTCTTTCGGTATCAAGTTCATCAATCAGCAGCAGTACAACGGCATTGCTGTTAAGACGGTGACTTCGACCTATCCGCAAGTCATGTGGATTAACATGGAGTTTCCCAACATCTCCATGA